AGAGAATGCGTAGTTTTGAGAAATCTAAAGGTGTTCAGCGTAATAATATGAAAAAGGCTAAGTGATGGACAAGTATAAAAGCAAGAACAAGCCATACGCTAATATTGAATTAAAAGGCGGTGGTGGCGGTAATAAAAAGAAGTTTGGTGGTTCTGCAACATTACAAGCTAAAAAAGATAGAGCTAAAATTAAGCTAAACGTAGGTGGAGGTTTTAGTAAAAACAGACCTATAGAAGGAATAGATATTACAGAAGGCGGTTTAAGTAAAGGAATAGATTTAACTGTACCTATAGGGCCAGCAGATTTTAACGTAGGTGCATCTGAGTCAAGAGAAAAATTTCAAGTTACTACTCCTTATAGTAGGTTTAAAAATAAATCAAAACCAGTTAGAAATTTTAGAGCAGGTGCAAAGATACCTGTCGGACGAGGAACAGTAGGTCTATCAGGAAACATTACTCCTGGAGATGCTAGTGCAAAAAGAAAGAGAGTAATAGGAGGAGGACTAGAACTTCGTTTTCCTCTTAACAAAGGCGGTAAAGTTAGGAAGAAAAACAAGAAAAAATGAAGTCTTGAAAGAAAAACGTCCCTGTATTTGACGTTACAGAGCAAGTAACACTGTCTTATAACCCAACATACCTCAGAACATTGAGATTCTCTGTAACACTCTTAAAACGCTGTATAAAGGATTTAGCCTATTTTAGACCTATTAGAAGAGTTTACTTATAGTTTCTCTGTAATCTCTTGTTACATTCTCTAAACGTTTTATAAACCCGAAAAGAAGCTCTGTATTCTCATAAGAAGGAAACTTCGAATCCATTGTTTTCTTAAACTCATTGGCGGTAATGTGGCTGTAAACCAGTTCAACATTACCGTCTTTTTTTAGTTCTACACCAACGTTAGATAATTTTATTGATTGTCTGTCATTACTCATATGTCTACTACTTCACAAACTCCTGCACTACAAGCCAGTTCTTGTGAGGCTTTTGTGTTATCCTCTTTCTCATAATTATCAAACTCTTTCCAATCAATAGCATCAGGCATAGCAGCACAAAGCTTCTTGTATTCTTGTTTTGTGCTATCTTGGTATGGTGCTTGCCTATAGCTGTGATCAGAGAATGGAAGAAAACTGATACCACTCAAGCTATCAAAATTTGAGTAGCACCAGTTTCCAACCTCAACCCATTCATGCTCTTTGACACTTACCGTAACAGAAGGTTTATGTTCGCACCAATGGTCACTAAAGCGTTTCCATACGTGCAGTTGTTCCAGAGCCTTCATATCAGTCCGACAGATTGCAGCATCAGGTGATTTGAAAGGAAAGGAAAAAACCACCGTATTGCTAGGATTGTTGAAGTCTGGTTCATTTGGAATGTTCTGATTCATTAGAAATTGAGTTAGAGAATCCTTCACATCCCCACGCACAGTTCTTACATAATACGGTGCGTGTCGAGCATGAATACCACTGGCAGAGTCAGTTAGCTGGCTAACAGTACCAGATGGCTTAACACAAGTTGTAGCTGTTGACTGAGGAATGCCAAGGAGATCAGCCCACTTCTTGTTAGTAGCTATAACTGTATCTTTTAACAGCTTTAGCGTCTTGTCGGAATCAGATCTATGTAAGACAGCACAGTCCATGATTCCCGTCAAAGACACGCCAAGCAACCGTTCCTCTTCGGTGTTACTACGCCAGCGTGTTCTAAGATATTTAAAGTCTGTAAGTGTAGCTTGTAATGTACCAAGTATAGAAGCAAGCTCTGCTTTTCTTTGCAGTATCTTTACTGTATCACTTGATCTGCATACAACCTCAGACAGATTACAAAATTGATTAGGTCGCAATATGATCTCACTGCACGGATTAGTTCCGAAGTCACCGTGTTCTTGTCTACGACCATTGCTTGTTGCTTTAGCATTTGCAGCTACTCTATTAAAGATGCCACGTTCTCCAGACTTGCTCTCATATAACGCAAGCCACTCTTTCATAAACGAGGACGGATTAGGAGTTTCTGTATATGCAACTGAGTTATTTGCCAAAGCCCTATGAGGGTACATATGCCACCAATCACCAGACTTAGCAGAACGCATACGATCATCAGTAAGATTACTGAGAGACAAAAGAGCGGAACGCCTAACACCTCCAACAACCACCACTTCACCTGTTTTGCATACGATATCGTGACACTCAATAGACGAGAGTTTTCTTCCTTGTGCATTCTTGAACACTCCTGTAGTAAACTCAAACAAGTCTTGTAGTGGTTGAGGACCAGAGGCACGACCACCAAAGGTCTTCAAGCGTTCTCCTGCAGGTCTGATCTTAGAGAAGTCCAGCTTTGGTACTCTGTTACTGTAGAGATAACCAATCAAATCTTTAAAGCTTCTTGCCCAACCTTCCTTGGAGTCAGCTACACTAATAACGTCTTCTGTGTCTTCGAATGGTTGATCAGGTATTGTAGGTAAGTTGTTAATGTACTGTCTTTCTACAGAGAAACCTACTCCTGTACCATTCATAAGTATGTATAACACTTCATCAAAAGACTTTGGATTATCTATAGGTATGTAGGAGCAGTTGTATCCTGCAATGTTCTCTCTCTTTAAAGCTGGACCAGCAGTCATAAGAGATCGCATAGATGGCATAACTTGTAACTCTAGTATAGCTTGTTTGACTTGCTTGATAGTGTCATTCTTTGACAAGTCTACATCTGTGGTATACTTTACGTGATCAACCATAAAGTTAAAGAACCTAGAGACTGTCTCGTTCCATGTCTCTCTTCGGTTTTCTTCATCAATCCAACGAGCATAACGGCTCTTGTGTATAAACTTTTGATAATCTGTAGGTAGCTCACTCATCAATCTTTCCTTCTAACTTCTTTAAGTACCATAGCCCTTTAGCTATATCTTGTTTAGGATGCCCTTTGTGTTTGTATCTAATGATGTACTTCAAAGCGTTGCCTTTAAGATAGCCTTGAAACTCGTCTTTAGTCATAGACATTTCTATCAGATCGATAGCTTCTATGTCAAGCATATTATAGTGTGACGGACTATTAACTGGATCTTCACTCATCTTTGTCTCCATCTTCAAAAGAGAATGTTATCTGTGTAGTGTCTTCTTCTTTCTTTCTGTAGCTATCTAAATTTATAACGTTGTCTCCTACACTTCTCTTGTCTCGTTCTATGCCTTGATGACCAAGATCAAGTAAGCCTTCTACATCGTTGCTAAGAATGTCTGTAAGACCTCTGCCTATAACTTGACAAACATTAGGTTCTTTTTGTGGATTATCTGGAGTTGTATCAAGACAGAACATAGAGAACGTTGTAGGGTCTTCTTCGTTAAGTTCAAGCACAAGGTACACTCTATTGTCCTTGAGTAGCTTACGTTCTTCTTGAAGTATCTCGTTTAATTCGTTTTCATCCATTTCTTTGGTATCTCTCCTTCAGCATACTTGAATCCGTGTTTGTCACACCAATCAGCATACGTTGTTTTTGAACCTCTGTAAAGCTTTTCTTTGCATCTTTGAAAAATAAATCGAATGTCAAGATCAGGATGTTGTTCCTTGATACGTATATGCTTTGCCCTATCATCCATAGTTAAACGTCCCTTAGTTTCTATTATAATGTCGTAATCTACTAAGTAGAAGTCAGGGTTGTAAGTACGTTCTTTAGGTATATACTTTATCTTCTTTGTTTCGTACTCGTATCTAATCTTGTTGTCTTTGAGAAACCTTGCAAAGTTAGTCTCAAAGTTTGATCTAAAGCGTTTCATGTTGTTCCTTAGATTTTTTGTAAGCTTGATAGTGATACAGACCTACAGCCATAACCTCGTCTGGAGTTGCGTTCTGCATTATCATGTTAGCTTTATTACAAACCCACTGCACATTTGTTTTTAAATATCCTAGTTCATTGTCTATTCGATCAATGCTTGGTGAATTATCTTTGGGTCCAGAACCTTCGCCCAATTTAAATAAAATCCCAAGAATAGGACATCTTTTATCAGCAGGAAAAATACTTTTTAAATATTCAGCATCCATGTACAAACTTTCATCTACATCTGGATCTTTAGGTATCCTCTTAAAACAAGAAGAAACTTTGTTACTAAAAAAATAATCGTGATCCATATCTTTTACTTTAGGTTCTATTACTTCTTTAAAATACTTTTTTTTATATTGTTTGAGTTGTTTTTTATCTTTATAAGGCATACTTAAAGTCCTTCCAATTTGATGGGGCTGTAGCGTGTGTGAAATCTTGATAACGTAAAAGCTACATGCTTGTACACTTCAACAGAGTGTTCTTTTATTCTATCTATGGAGAAGTCATCGTGATCTAACGACTCTCTACAGAGGACACCATACACTCTTTCATGGTTTCCACCTAGAACCTTTATAATCTTATCATACGAGTTCGTAAACTCATTCTTAAAAGCATCTAACTCTGAGTCCTTCCAAAAAGACTCTGGAGATGTTCCACCGTGTTTCTTTATAACAAGCGGTAAAGCATTAGCCATGTCTCTGAACCTGTGATTAACATCAGGATCACCTATCTGCTTGCGATGATCAGCATACACAAATAACACGTTCTTGTTGTCAGCTATGTCAGCGTCACTTAGCTTATAGATAGATATAAGAGGCATTACTCACCTTCTTTACAAGGTCTAGCGGTCATAGGCATACCTACCTTACCGTACTTGTCCACCTGTTTAAAGTATATCTTCTGTCCTACTTTCTTATCACCTTCTGGACCAAAAGCATACGCACACTTATCAGGTGCAGGGTAGCAATCTACAGGCGTTGTGTGTATAACGTGACATCCTATCCACACATATCCTCCATCATTCTGTCCAGCGTGATTCCAGCCAGCAGAACAACCTGTTAACAATACTAATGCAACAACACTACAAATCTTCGTCATGTTCATCTCCTTCTGCATCAAGTTCAAGATCACGTTCTCTCATGCGACCATCTTCAAAGTCGTAATACAACTTAGCACACAGTCCTGTAAGACCAGAGAACCTGTTTTTGATTACTCTAACGTAAGTTGTATGTCTTTCTATAATATCGTCTGCTTGACCGTTACGTTCTAAGCCAATCACTATGTCACTTAGTTGCCCTATACTTGCAGAGCCTCTAAGATCAGATAATGATGTGTTGAGTCCTTCCTCATGTGATCCGCTAGATGGTCTACGTAGGTGTGACACAGTTATAAGACATATATC